TACTAAGTTGTGTTATAGGAGTCAGTATATTACTTTCATTTGTTGCTTGAGCAATATTTAATACACTGTCACCTTTAATAGTTTTATATGTATTTAAAGCAAAGTCTGCACCTCTAAATAAATTATTAGTTAGTTGTGCTCTTTTAGCTAATTTTTGTTGATCTTCAATTAGTTTATATGCTTTTGCTAATCCATCATCTTGTTTACTACCTGTTGTAGAAGATATAGACATTACTTTTTGTAACGCTGTTTGATCTGTACTTTCTGGTGTTCTTTCAGGTTCTTGAAATGCTATCTCTTCTCTTCCACTACTTATTGATTTAGTTTCAAACTGACCAGTATCAGGATTAAAATTTGTAGTATATTGACCTGGTGTTTCTCTCATAACCTTTTGAGTTTGAGAAGCAACAGATGTATCTACTACTGATTTATCTGTAGTACCTTCATAAGCTTCTAACTGTGTATTTATTGCAGATAAATTAGAATTTGTATTTGTAGTTGATGCTGCATCTACATATTCATAAGTACCATCTGATTTTTGAATTAATCTTATTGCCATTATAATTTTTGTTTATTGCGTTTCATTGCCTCTTGTAGGTTGAGTATTTGCCGCACTAAAGCCAGTTTCCCCTGGCATTGGTACATTACCTGTTCCGATGTTGCCACCTCCAGCTCCTGATGGATCTGTTGGCGAAGCTCCTGGAGGTACAGGCATAGGTTGTCCCATTTCTTCTTGTCCTCCAGTAGCGGTATTATTGTTTTGATTTCCATTTGCCATCCCCATTATTTGTGCATAGATCGCAGCTTTATCTGGATCATTGATTAATTGATCTGGATCAATATCTAAAGACTTAGCTATTTCTTTTAAGCATGTGTGCCATCTTACAAATGGTGCTAAAGAAGGATTAGATGCTGTTTGCATAAACGTCATCAATCTTTGAGATCTTACTTCTTTTTGCATTAATGAAGATGTTCCCTGTGCTTTAATTTCCAGATCACCTTTTATTTGTGGAGCTTCATCATTAAACTGCATGTTCCAATGATATAAAGATTCTCCTAGAGGTTTTAGTAAATAGTCGTCAATATTTTTAATTACTGTTTTAATACTTAAAGCTGCAGCTCCCATTAGCATTGACATACCTGCTGCAGTTCTTGTTGTAGATTGTACACCTGTTGCTCCATGAGAGTAAGAAGGTATACCAGTTGATTCATCTGCTAACTGTCTAAATTTATCAAACATCATTAAGTTTTCACTAGCTGTATTTGGAAATTTAACTCCATGTACTGCTTGACCTGTTTGACCACTTTGTCTTCTAAATATTTTACCAGGAAAGACTTTCATATCTTGACCTGGTACTAACATAGTTTCATCAACATCAAATACTAAATTACCAGCTAATGCTAAATTATCAATTGCCATTCTTGCATGACCATTCATAACTTGCTGTGAGTCATCCATATTTTCTGGAATACCTACACCAAAAAACTGATAAGGATTTAATTCATATGGACAAACTAAGTAAGGTAATCTTATTGGTGTAAATGGATTCTCTACCATTCTAATTACATGACCACCACATATCCATAAATTAACATGGATTATATCTGATTCTGATTCGTAAACTAAACCAGCTTCATCTGCTTTTTCTTTATCTAATGTTCCCCAATATTCTAATATCTCAAATCTATTTTTGTAAATACTTGATACATTCTCTCTATCATACAAAGAAGATTCATATCCTCTAGTTTGATAATTTGGTCCCATTTCTAAACATGCTCTAATTTGTTTTTCTCTAAACATAGGTTTATCAATTAAACCTTCAAGCTGTTGTTTATTATATGAGTGTCTTTGTATTACATATTCACAATCATTTATATTTGTTGCATTTGGATCTGGATAAAAATCCCAACATGATACTGCTTCAATAGAAGGTACTGCTTTTGATTTAGCAACATATACATTTGATTGATTACCCTCTTCATCTTCCATTGTATCATAGCTATGATATGTTTTAGAATCAGTAAAAGGACCTTTTAAAATTCCTGTACCCATTAAAGACATTTCAAAAAATACATGTCTTAAAATAGTAATAGCTTGACTTTCTTCTAATTGATCATGCAATACTTTTTGCATTTGTTCTGCCGCTATTCTAGCAGGTTCAATTTGTGGTGTGCCTTGTGGTGAAGGTCCTTTATCAAAACCTAGATCTTGATAATCTTGTGCAATTGTTTTTAATAAATCTGTTGCTGTTGCACCAGGCTTTAATGTATTACCATCACCATTAAATCCATACACACTTTGTACAACTTCTTTTATCTGTGGATCATCTGACATTGAATCAGACTCATCAGTAGGTTGTTTATTAGGATTTATATGTGCATAACTATCTATATTTTCTGGAACTGATGTTGGAGTTATTCCTAAAGGAAACTTACCTTGAGAAAATAAAACTTCAATAATCTGTCCAAATGCTGCAAGGACTTTAGTCTTTGTAATTTTTACAAAAACTTTAGACTTCTCATTATCACGAAAAGCCATTTCTGGTCCATACAAACCACGATAGTTTCTATAAGCCTTTAGCCATCTTTTTTCATCATATACTTTAGATGTCTCAGCTTGCTGAAACAAAGAACGTACATGACCTACTAAAGGATTAACTTCCTCTGTGTAAGGTTTATCAGCCATTTAAATTAGTAATCTCTTTCTTCAGCCATTCTAAAGATTGAAGGATCAACTTTGTCTTTCTTGCCTGGTTTGTCATTGCCATCTCCAGCTACTGCCCCATGCTTAACTTTAGCATTTGGATCTATAGCAAGCTTTTCATTTTTAGCTTTAGCAACATCAGGTGCAAGTTCACCATGTTGGTATCTTCCAGTTATTGTCATGTTATTCTCCTGTTATTTATTAATAATCTTTTTCGTCAGCCAGCTTATTAAAGTTAGCATCTAATTGACTTTTAAATTTCTTTGGCTCATAGTAATCAAATTTACCATCCTGAGTTTCCATAGCACGTTCTTCTTTACCATAAGTAATTTTTAAATCACCTGGTTCTTGATTTGGTTGCTTTCCATCAGGAGCTGAACCTAGATCACCTTGCTTAACTTTAGCTTTGGGGTCAAATTTCATTTCCATATTGTTTCCTATATTTTTATTTTTTTAATGTGTATTATATTTTTTGTTGGGATAGTAGTATGTCCACCACCTGTTTTTATTTTTTCATTATCTTCAAATATAAAATCTGCCATTATAACAGTTGTATTTTCATTCTGTTCTACTAGCCATCCAAAGCTACAACATATTGCTGTCTTTGATTTTTTTATATCTGGTATCTCAGACCATTCACATGATCCAACAATATCCTCCCAATAAGCCATTACTAACTCATAAGGAAAATTTTTTTTATTTATAGCGGGTAATTTTTTTTTATTCATTAATATCCAAATATTCTATCTGAGGGGACAAATTCTGATGTTTTTCTATTACCATATAATTTGTTAGCATAACTAGTATGCATTGGTCTACTCATACATCCGTATCTTAATGCATCATATGCGTGATCTTCTACGTGTGTATTAATATCTTCAGGATTACTATCATCTAATGGTAGTGTAGGTAATGTTCTTAACAAATTTCTACAAGAAGAAAATATTCTAATTCCTGGTTCTTTTTCTTTTTCGTCAGTAAATTTAAATCTTTTATGTATTTCTAATTTACCACTAATTCTGCTTTTGGGTGTTCTATCAGAGGGTCTCCAACGACATCCTTGTTGTATCATTGTTTCTGCAATGCTTGGACCCACATCACCTCTCTTTGCCCATGTACTAGCGTCTAAGACCCCATAGCGTATGTATTCTCCGTGTTCTAAGGTTAAGACTTTTCTTGCAAAGACATCTGCTGTAATCTTTTGAGTATACAATTCTCTATAAACCCATAGATTATTATCATAGTCAATAGCAAACCATAAGCAACAAGCAGGAGAACTATAACCCCAGTCAGCAGCACGAAATCTCTGCCAGCCTTTAGGTATGTCAAAAGGTTCAACAACATGTGTTTCTTTATTAAATTCTGGAAAGGCTGCATTAGAAAATGCATCCCAATTACCATCTAAGAATTGTTTTTTCTGTACTTCTGGTAATGATGATAACATTGCGTAGTAATCATCAGTCTGCATAAGGTACGGATTATCTTGTAACTTAGCTGGTATAAATCTTCTTGTTATATATTTTACACCTGAGGGTGTAGAAATCTCTATGTTAAAAGCTGTGTTTGGATCTGTAGGATCTACAAACATTTCTTTAACCCATTGTGATCCAACATTACCTGGGTTACCTGTAGCCCTCATGTATACTGGTATACTTGAATCAACTGATCTAAGTGACGATCTTAGAAAATTATATATATCTGGCGAAGGATATTGTGGAAGTTCGTCTATTCCTATCCATGTGTATGATTGCCCTTGGTATCGCAAAACGTCTGTCATGTT